ATCATCGTATGATAACAATTTAACTCTAATCTTATTATCTTCTTCCATTACGTTAACCTTCGCCGGTGCACCATATGTTGATGGCATTGTCTCAATCAATGATTTATAGTCATTTAGAGTTACCGCTCTATTTTGTGCTGCGAAGTTATATGAAACCATATTACGAATTTCCTCAATTGTTGGAGCATCTGCACCACCTACAGCTGGTGTTACGTTATTAACTCTTAATGATTGTACCACTTGAGAGTTATACGTTGCCACAGGTCCTGAAACTATAAATTCAACATCATCAACCGTTGTAATTACATTAACACCTAAATTACTATCCTTACCACCACCAACACGATATTTTACAAATAAAGTTGTGTTTAATTTTGGTGTTGTTCCTAAAGATAAATTATTAAGATAACTAGCCAAATTAACTTTCAATTGACCCGTCATATAATTGTCTAAGTTATCCAATGGATTAACAGTTCCCGAACCAAAAGTTAATGAGAAATAACCTTCAGGTGTATATTCTGTAACAAATTTATTACTTACATCAATAAACTTACCCGCGGTAAAATTATTAGTATCTGAAACTGCGGTTGGGTCGGGGATGAATACTTTATCTTGCATTAATGACTTAACTTCGTACCACTTATTTGTTGTACTAGTAAACTCATTTGATGTTGGGTTACTCGTAAATGTCGTACCATCTTTATGGATAACCGATGTAACACCCAAAACATTTTGTTCAGGTAGATATAACTTTAAGAAAGGTTTTTGATCTATTTGATTAATAACTCTTCTAAAGATTTTTGTTATTCCGTTTACTACCGCCTCTCTTTTTGTGATTGTATAAGAAATTAATTTATTATTGGAATCAAAATTAGGTATCTTCAATCTATTTGGTTCTCCTTTTTTATTAAAAGGAATTGAGAAATCAATATCATCTATTGTCTCAAAAATCTGACCTCCTCCTGAAACTTGTGCTCCCGCTTTTAATAATCCCAAATATCTTGTATCTTCTTTATCACCATTTACATTTACCGTAATTGAAAAATCACATAATGCCACCGAAGGTCTAACACCTGGTAATCTTAAACCATAAGTTTTGGCAATATGATATAATGATTGTTTTTGTTGAGCAAAGTCTAACATTGTTTCTTGCCAAACTCTATCGATATGAAAATGAAGGTTATCTGCAACCGCAGCATTGATATCCAATAATACGGAATATATCGATGCGTCGTTAAAGTTCTTAACTAAATCAGGATAATAGTTTTTGGTTAATGTTACCAACTCATTTCTTAATCCTTGGAAATCTCTTGTTGCGTATGATATTTGTTTACTCATTTTATATGTTTAAAATTACAAAGTCGGATGTTGAAAATGATCCGTTATTTACACTATAGTCTATTTTTACCACTGCAGTGTAAGGTTTTGTTGACTCTTCAGAAACTCTAAATAATCTTTGGTCCTCGTCTTGTGATACACTTCTATGTTCATCAGGATCATCTTCGGCGGACATGATAGATATATTATTTATTTCTAAATTTGGTATATATTTCTTAACACCTTCTCTTATTTCTTCTTCAATTAAATTATATGTAACAAAATCATTTTGTTCAAAGATGTATTCGTATATTCTTGTACCAAAATCAGGTAAATAATATCTACTACCTTTCTTAGTTAAGATAAGGTGTATTAGATTAGCTCTAATCTCCTTTTCAGGGATTTCTGTCATGTTTAGATAATCTCCCTTTGGGCTATCTCTAAATGGATAATCTATACCGTATGTTGTCGCCATATTCAATAAATATAAACAAACACAAAATGGTTAGGTATCCTCTTTTAATTTTGAATTTCCCTTCATAATATGTGGGGGATCATATGGGCAATTTGCACACCCGTTGGAACAACAATAACCTCTATTCTGTAAAAAGAAAGAAGTCAGGACCATAAGTCCCGACTTCTCATCTATGTAATAATCTACTCCTTCCTCTAATTTCATTAGATACTTGTTACATCACATCCAACACCAGAACAACTTTGTGCCGCATAATCGGAAATACTCTTGTATTGTGGTTTATCCAAAATAGTACCAAAATCAACTTCTTTAAACTGACGAGTAATGGTTTCCCACTTATAGAATAAGTGAACGTCTTTTAAACAATAAACCATCTTTTTCAAGTCGCCCTTGAAGTAATTCTTAGCAAATTTCTTCGCTCTTGATATCCAATACTTTTTTAATAAAACTTGTTCTCTTGTTCCTGTTACGGGGATAGAATCATCTAATAAAGTATCGGTCGCTAACCATAAGTTATTTTGGAAATAATGTAATCCGTCGATGATCAAACCTGAAGCTAAAATTGATCCTTTACCGTATGTTTCAACAATCTCATCAAGATTTAATACTGATGTGAATGGTGCTTGGTTGAAATCTTTATCTCCGTAGTCTGACATGAAACTAACTGCAGTAAAGAAATCTCTTTGTTCCCAAATATATTCAACAATTGCATCTTTGTCATCAATGATAACCGTACAAGATGTATTGTGATTAACCGGCATGTAAGTACATAATTCAGGATTAGTTCCTGCATTTACCCAATGTTGTTGAACTAATTTAATTAATTCAAGGTGTTTAATACCTTTCATATCCTTTTTAAATAAACCTACTTTTGGGTTTTCAACTGGAACAAATACCACATAATCTGATTTAGTTGATGACCATACACTCTCTTCTAATAAGAAAGACATATTTTCTTCCAACCATTTAGCCGTATTACTTTCTTTGTTCAATTGCATGATACGGAAATACTTTTCAGAATGTTCAGGATGAATACCCGATGCTGTTCCTAATACAACCGATGCGTTACCCGATGGTTTAACACAAGTAGTTCTTGCTGCTTGATTAATACCTATCACCGCCGCCAATTCTTTATTAGCATCTTTTACAACTTGCGCACCTTCTTCTAATAATTCTGCGTTAAATAATTTAGGATTATTCATCCAACCTGTAATACTAACACCTAATAAAGCCTCTCTCTCAAATATTTTTTTACTTGTTTCACCTAAATAAGGGAAGTCAGTATAACCTGCTTGTAATGTACCTAAGAAAGATGCATCTTTACAAGCTTTTAAGAATTTTTCTTTTGTTGTTGCCTTCTCAGCGTTGATTTCAGTTAAGTTACAACCTTGAATACCAAATTTAGATTTATTGTCTTTAACATATTGTTCAACTTCATCATATTTGATTTTACCGAAATCAATTGAATCTAATACTGGAATTTTTAAAATCTCAAAACATGGATTGAACATATCAAACCAACTGTTTGCAAATACAAAACCAATATCATTTGCTCCGTCGTTTAATTGTACTAAGTAATTGAATTGTTCTTTTTTAACTTCACTTCTTAATAATAAAACTGAGTTATTACTACGACCTCTTTGTGGGTTTTCCATTCTCCAATTACCAGTCTTAGCGTGAATCATTTCATCATCATTAGGGTCAACAATCATATTTAATGCTGAACGTCTAACACCACCCGATAATACAGCATCCGCTGAATGACAAATAATATCAAACGCTAAGATAGGACGAATTTTATCTCCCTCTGTTGCAATCCATTTTTCAATTAATTGTTCGATCTTTTCTAATGATTGTTTTAAACCATCAGGACCAGGTGCCTTAAAACCACCACTGATGAACGCACCTTTTTCACGAATTAAAGAATAATCTAATTTAACTTCATATCCGGCATATTCAGGAAATGGTTGATCGTCAACAAAGTAAGATGACAATAATACACCTAACGCATTAGCCCAACCTTCAATTGAATCTTCAATGTAAAAAGTTTTCGTACCTAATGTTCTTTTTTGTATTCTACTTAAATTGTTTACAAAAGGAATTAATAATCCTCCACCAAATCCACAACCAGATAATGCCAAATAGAAAATCTCTTGGAATACTCTATTACGAGCAATGTGACCTGATGTACAGTTAAACATTCTCGTATTATGTTTCATAATTTGTTCATGTCTGTATTGTAAGTTTCTTTGTGAAGCTAATACAGCTTGATCTTTCATACTTTCAACGGCAGATTGTAAATATGGTTCAATTGCCTCAGCATATTCCACGTATTTTTTTCTGTGTCCGTCAATTATGTTCTCACATGCGTCTTCCCATGTTTCATACCTTTTTTCGTCTTCTTTCCATTTAAAATAGTCTGAGTGTAACTTCAAGTCACTCAGAAATTTTTTACCTTTCTGCATTTGTGTTCTCTTTATTTTTTGTGTTTATTAATTACTTACTCGCCACTTGTTGTCTCCTCTTAAACGCTTCGGCGGCTCTATTAGCGTTTATTTGAACCTTTTGCTCTTCATGTCCCAATAAAGTATTTTGAGACTCGGTATCAATAAGAAGAAACTCGTTATTGAATTTACAATTTTGGAAAACAACACCATCTCTACCAATACGTGATTTTAA